GTACGTCAAAAGAGTGGTGCGCTTCGCTGCACCCGTACCTCGTTGATGATGAGATCGAACTGCACGGCGTGGTCATTCCAGACGTTAGAATCTCGGCAACGACGGCTAATCCTCTGACCGGCCTCGATTCTCGGTCGGGCGTCAAACACGCGGTCTACGGTGCTACCAAACTAGCGATGAAGACAATAGCGACGCCAATGGAGAGATTGCCTAAGATCCTCTACAGTACGGGGTGTGTCACGGAGCCCAACTACTCGCAAACCAAGGCGGGTAATCTGGCAGATTTTCACCATTCGATGAGCGCAATCATTATCGAACAGGATGTGAAGAAGCGTACCTTCATACGATCAGTCACTTGGGACGGCGAATGCTTTATCGACATTGATACGATGTATACTCAAGAAGACTGGTTTCCCGCTGCCCCTTGGCTGGCGCTCGTGACAGGTGATGAACATGCTTGGTTCGTTGACCCCAAGGTCAAGGCGGCAACCTATATGAATTCAGACTCGATGGTCTGCGTGGGCCGACCCGAGGTCGTGGTGCGACATGACGTACTTGATTGTTACAGCGTCTCGCACCACCACGAAGGGAATGGCGTGATTCAGAGGAACAAAGCAATCTTCGGCTGGGGCGACTTGCGCAAGGAGCTTGACGATACACTTGAGTATATAAGAGAAACGTCAACCGAGGACTTTACGAATCTGATAGTATCGTCAAACCACAACGACCACCTAACCCAATGGCTTGCAAGGGGGGAACGTGGCGTAACGCCCGAAAACGCATTGCTCTACCACGAGTTGATGGTAAAGGTGCTGCGATCCGCCGAGCGGCACGAAACAGGCGTTTCGACGATCAACCCATTCGAGGCTTATGCGGAGGAATACTTTGGGCCGGAGGAGGTGTCGATCGAGTTCCTGAGCCCTCGAAAGGGATACATGATCCACGATATTGACGTGAGTCAGCACGGCCACAATGGGCCAAACGGTGTGCGCGGATCCTTGACAAATCTGTCAAAGATTGGTATCAAGACAGTTATTGGGCATTCGCACTCGCCCGGGATCATGGGTGGATGTTGGCAGGTCGGCACTAGCTCACGGTATGACCTTGAGTATCTCAAGGGGCCGTCGAGCTGGCTGCAAGCCCATTGCGTGATCCACGCAAACGGCAAACGACAGATGTTGCCGATCATCGACGGGAAGTGGCGTCGGTAAACAAAAACAAAAATTGTGCCAGAATAGGGGACATATGAGCGCAACAATTTACAACGAAGAGTGTTTTGCCTTCTACCAGCGTCGGATGGATCAGTTGATCCCTCTGAACAGGTGGGACTATGTTGACGAGAAGGGTAAGGTGCGTGGCAAGTCGCCGAGAGATACTGATTGGCGATCCAAGCAGTATTCTTCAGCCGCCATCACCAACGCGATCGAGTCGGGGAGCAATCTAGGCTTCCGTCTTTCTGAGCGCGATCTCGTCGTCGATATGGACCCGCGAAACATGGAAGTTTCGTTGGAAGATGCCATCGACTACTTGTCCAAAGAGTTCGGAATGGATATGGAGTCTGCCCCGGCAGTAGTGACCGGAAGCGGTGGTCTGCATTTCTATTTCTCGATTCCGGAAGCATGGGTTGGCGTCCGGCTGATGAACGAGATGGAAAAGCTGCCCGGCGTCGAGTTCAAGGGCGTTGGCCGTCAGGTTGTTGCAGCAGGGTCGAGGCACCCGAATGGCAGCCAGTACGACCCCGGAGAGGGAAACACGCTCGACTCGATGCCGGAGGCATCCACTATCTTGCTGACGGCGCTCCGAAAGCCGGAACTTGAAACCTCGGCGGTAGAGGTCGAGATTTCCTGCGAGCAGTTGGCAGAGATGCTGAGCTGTCTTGACCCGACCAACTACGCCTCGAATGACTCTTGGCTCAAGATGGCTATGTCTTGCCATTCAGCTACGGGCGGTCTGGGAGTCGAGGAGTTTATCGCTTGGTCGATTCTCGACCCCTACTACGCCGATGACGCAGAGGTCATTCGGGATCGTTGGGAGAGTTTTCGAGGGAACGGAATCACGGCTGCGACTCTTTTTCGGGAGTTGGTGAACGCCGGGCACGGCGATTTGATTCGCGAAAATCCGGAGAAAGCGTTTACTGTTAGCCTCTCGGAGTCGGATCAGGAGCAGCTACGCAAGAGTGCCGAAGCTGCGCGTAAGCAGGCCGACACTCACGCGGTGTTTGAATGTGCCAGAGATGGGCGGCCCAAGCGTACTGTCGATAACACGAAGATTGCGATCAAAGCCCTCGGTATCGTTGCGCGCCGAAATCTGCTGACCGACACCAACTTCATCGAAGGTGATCTGAGCATTCTGACCCACTACTACCCAGATGCTTCTGGGCAGGTGGATGATGACTTTCTGCACGGAGTTCGATCGGCGATCACGGCTAACTTCTACTTCGAGCCTAGCTTGGCGCAAGTGTCGGAAGCCCTCTCCGCTCTATCTTTGTTGAAGCCGTACCACCCGATTCGAGAATATCTGGATGACCTTGAGTGGGATGGAAACGATCGAATCAGCGATTTCTTCACTCGATACTGCGGAGCCCCGCCTTCGATGTATGCGACCGGCGTGGCCGAGATCTTTTTCAAGGCAGCGGTGGGTCGAGTGTACCGACCCGGTATCAAGTTTGACACGATGGTTGTTCTGGAAGGAACGCAGGGTTGCGGCAAGTCTAGCCTCGTGCGAATCCTCGGAGGCGAACACGCTCTTGAAGGATTGCCCAACAAATCGGATCTGAATCACAAGGACGTGATTCAGTCCATCCAAGGGCATTGGATTGTTGAGATCGAAGAGCTTGCGGCGATGCGAAAGACCGATGTGGATTCGATGAAAGCATTTCTGAGCCGTACTTCCGACAAGGCCCGGTTTGCGTATGCGCGCGAGGCCAAGGAGTATCCGAGGCAATGCGTGTTTATTGGAACTACGAATGATGCCCAGTATCTGCTGGATTCTACGGGCAATCGTAGGTTTCTGCCGATTGCGGTAGAGTCCATTCACTTGCAGCAGTTGAGAGACGATCGAGATCAGATCTGGGCGCAGGCTATGACGATGTGGCGTCGCCGACCGACACCGCAAGCGTTGATGCTTCCTGAGTCTCTGTGGAACAATGCCCGAGAGGAGCAGGCAGCTAGGCGGTTGCATGATCCGGTCGAGTCCAAGCTGCTGATGGTTCTGGCCAATGCGGAAGAGAACGGCCTCGACTTCCTGTCGATCGACGATCTGATGGAAAAAGTCTTTTCCAAGATGCCCGGGCAGGGAGATCAATCTGATGTTCGCCGACTGACGCGAGCCATTCAAGCTATCTCCGATACGTCGAACTGGCGAAACGGTCGAAAGCAGGTTGGCGAGCAGATCATCAAAGGTGTTCAGAAAAGATGACCGCAGATGATTGGGCAATTAGAGCCCACGAGACTGTCCACGCTTCAGAAGTAGTCGCGCAGAATTATTCGACTTTTGATGACAAAGGCAACGCTATAGGATCTCCGGTTCAGGTAACGGCCAGAAAGACACAAGCAGACGTTCAAGCAAGCCTTGACTACGATCTGAAGACTGCTTACTCTAAATTTCTCGATACGGGAATCCATGCATATATCTATTTTGGTAAGGTAGTGGCGGGATTCACGATCAAAGAGCTTGTGACTTTTGGAGAGGCAGATAAAAACCCAGACAGTCCCGACACCGAATGGAAGGTTAGGGAGTGCATTGAGCTAGGCCGAACAGAATGGAGGATGGCCCTCTTTCGCATCGGTATAAAAGCAGACTAGGAGAAACATGCAGATCACCATCGACCTCGGAAAAGACTTCTTCTCGGCTATCAGCGACGCGGTTGCTGAAGGCATTCGACGCGCGAACCAGCCTGCAAAACCCGAGAAGGTCATCAAGAAGACTGCGGGCGACCTCATCAAGCTGGTGAACGAGTCGGTCAAGGACGTGGACCCGCAGAAGGGCAAGCAGAACCGCGAGATTATCAAAGCGGTTTTCGCAGAGCATGGGGCCTCGAAGGTTCCGGAAGTGCCCGACAACGAGATCGGCGAAGTGTGTCGCAAGATCGAGGAGCGTCGAGTTGCCTAGTCATTCAAACTTAGGTGCATCGTCGATGTACCGATGGTCTAACTGCACGATGAGCCCTTCGCTCATTAGCACCTTAGACCCCTCGTTGAGTAATCGCTCAAGTAGAGCGGCGGAGGAAGGCTCCGCCGCTCATCGGCTTTGTGACCTTGGAGTGCAATGGATTGCCGAACAGTTGAATCTCGGCACTCCCAAGTCTGCTCTACGCGGAGTGCTACTCGTAAACCTGATCGGAACGCAGATCGCCCAGATGAAAACCCGAGACGCCTTCGAGGTTGTAGGGCGGGATCCATTCTCTACTGATATGATCTGCTACCCCCATGAAGTAAAACTCGACTGGGAGTTCAACGTATTCACCTGCGACGAGGAGATGCAGAGAGGCGTTCGACGCTATCTCGAAGAGGTTCTGGCCGCCATTGATGAATGCGAATCGGCGTGCCCGGTAGTGCGATCCGAATCGAGAGCCTATCCGCTTCTAGGTAGGCAGGACGTTTTCGGCACATCCGATTGCATTATCTACGACGAGACGACTCAAAAACTGTGGGTACTGGATTTCAAATTCGGCCGACGTATCGTTTCGGCTATTGACAACCCTCAAGCATTGTTTTACGCAGCCGGGGCGATGAATGAGCTTCGTCTATCCGGAGACTGCGAAGTAGTTCTAAAGATCGTTCAGCCGAGAGTTGAGTTTGCTGACGGTCGAGATATTTCAGATCAATTCCTTACCGGCGATCAGGTTCTGGATTGGATCCAGTATACCTTGCAACCGGCGATTCAAGACTGTGAGACTCCAGCGCGAGCTGAATACAAGATCGGGACATGGTGCGAATTTTGCCCGGCTGCGGCCATGTGCCCGCTGATGCAAAAGGAAGCCCTACGATCGGCGCAGAAAGCCTTTGCAGATGATCTCGACGTTTTGGCTTTCGAGGACATACCGGACGTTGAGCTTATCATGCCCGACGCCGACGACCCGGACCAGCTTGCGGCAGCCCTCAAGATCGCGGCTGTTTTGGAGATCTGGACTTCCAGAGTCCGAGAGACTGCTGATGTGGTCGGCAAGAAGATGAGCATCCCCGGCTTCAAACTGGTGAGAAAACAGACCAAGCGCCGCTGGAAAAATGAGGATGCGGTATTGCAAGCGTTGGAGGAGTCTGGTACAATAGCTACTGGAACGGCACCCACCAAACCTCTGACGCCCAATCAGATGGAGAAGTCTGGGGCGCTGACCCAAGACCAGATCGACGAGCTTTCTGTCAAGCCGGACGGCGGCCTGACGCTGGCTCCCGATGGAGACCGCCGAAAGGCAGTCGAACCGGCCGTAAATGCTTTTCCCTCGATTGAGGATTAAAGGTAAACGGCGCAAGACATTATGCCATAATGCTCTTGTCATCGACGGAGCAATTTCGCTCCAAACTACTGACTAACTGCTAAAGGAGGCCACATGGCCAATTCGACCCGCAAGGTTATCACTCCCGTAGGAACGCTTTCGTTCCCGAGCCTTGCCGAGCCCAACGAGAAGGGCAAGTACGGCGCGAGCATCGTGTTCTCGCCGGGCACGGACCTTACCGATCTTCAGGCCCTCATCGACGAGGCTCTGAACACGATCGTTCCGTCCGGCGTCAACAAGAAGGCCATCAAGCTGCCGATGCAGCGGGATGGCGCGGAGAAGGAGCAGTACGGCGGACCCTACGTCCCCGGCGCTCGTTTCTTCGAGGCCAAGACCAACTTCCCTCCGGGCATCGTGGACGCCAAGCGTTCTCCGATTCTCGATGTGAAGAGCGAGTGCTACCCCGGCGCTCAGGTGCGCTTGCAGGTCCACGCCTTCTACTACGACGTGGATGGGTCGAAGGGGATCGCTTTCGGACTCGATAACGTCCAGAAGGCGGGCGAGGGTGAGCGCCTCGACAATGTGCAGAAGGCAGAGGACGTGTTCGATGAGATCGACACGAGCGACCTGATCGGCTAACGTCCTCGGTCGCCTAGCCTTGCGCTAGGAGACCTCTGGAGCCCCACGATGCGAGAAGCTGTGATTCATATCATCGTTTCGGCCATCGTGGGGCTTTCTACATATATGGTAGAGGAACACCTGTTTCAGCAGGAGCAGGAAAATCTGCACGATACCCTCATCCATGTGATAGATTCACAACGAATCATGCTGGAGCATTGTTATGAAAGTGGCGACGATTGATTTCGAGACTCGATCCGCATTTGATCTTATCAGAGGCGGAAGCTGGGCATACGCCGAGCATGAGTCCACCGAGATCATGTGTCTGGCCGTATTGATGCCCGACGGCTCCGAGTTTATCTGGCACCCGGACTACGAAAGCGTGGGGTTGGAGGAGCAGGGCTCGAACGAGCTGGCTGATTTCTTCGCCTACGTCCAGCGCGGGGGTTTGATCGAAGCCCACAACGTGCAGTTTGAGCGCGCTATCTGGACCTACGTTGGCACCAAGCGACTGGGTTGGCCCTATGTAAAGGGCGAGCAATGGCGTTGCTCTGCCGCGCTTGCAGCTATTCACGCGATTCCCCGCTCGCTTGCCGGTGCCGCAGACGCTCTTGGTTTGCCCCAGATCAAGGATGACAAGGGTGCGAGAGTGATGAAAAGAATCTCAAAGCCTCGACTGCCGGTCAAGACCGATCTGTCCTACATCGCACAGAAGCTCTGGGGCGACTCGTCACGCTGGCAGGAAGTAGCCAAGCCGAAAGATATGTGGGTTCTGAAGCAGCTCTACCGGCACCTGCCCGGCGTAGACAGCATGAACCCGTGGCACGAAAATGCCGACGATCTGAAAATGCTTTTTGATTACTGCCAGCAGGATGTTCGCACCGAGAAGGCGCTATCGGAACGGCTGGGCGTTCTCGATCCGGACGAGCTGGCTCTCTGGCAGCTCGACCAGAACATGAATGCCCGGGGCGTTCAGGTTGATATGGAGCTTGTCGATCAAGCGATGGCGCTGGCGGACATTTGTGCCGAGGAATCGAATACTAGGCTGGCGACGATCACACATGGCGCTGTCCGAACGTGCAATCAGCGTGATGCCTTTCTGGAATGGATCAACGGGCGTGGGGGTCCGCGTCTCAAGAATACTCAGAAGGCCACGATCGAGAAGGCGGTGAAGAATCCCAAGTGGGATCCGGAAGCCCGCGAAGCCCTGCAACTGCGGCTCGATCAAGCTAAATCATCAGTCAAGAAATACCCAGCCATGAAGAAAGTTTCCAATTCGGACGGCCGCGCCCGTGGGCTTCTGGCGTATCATGGTGCGGATACCGGCCGATGGGCTGGACGGCTGATTCAGCCGCAAAACTTCCCGCGCGGAACTGCGGACGGCCCCATCGACATTCTGTGCGATACCATCCTCTCCGGAGATCGAGAAGAGATCGAGTTTCTGTATGGACCCACCATGGAAGCCCTATCGTCTGCTCTGCGTGGTGCTTTGGTCGCAGGCCCCGGTTATGAGCTTATCTGTTCCGATTACTCCTCGATCGAGGCGCGCGGAACCTTTTGGATTACCGGCGATCGAGAGGCTTTGAAGGTCTTCGAGCAGGGCAAAGACATTTACAAAGACATGGCCACGCTAATCTACGGCGTTGCTTATGACGAAGTGACGAAGGATCAGAGGCAGGTTGGCAAGCAGGCAATTCTCGGCCTCGGATACCAGATGGGCTGGGAGAAGTTCCGAGACACTTGCGCGTCCTACGGAATCCAGATGGATGACGAGATGGCGCAGCGAGTTGTCCGGACCTATCGGCAAGCGCACCACCCGGTTCGATCCTTCTGGTATGATCTGGAAAAGTACGCCATCGAAGCGGTAGGCAGCCGACGCCGAATGGAGTTCGGAAAGCTGAAGCTGTTCCTGTCAGATGATGACTTTTTCAAAATCCAACTTCCATCTGGCCGATGCCTCTCATACTTCGAGCCCCGCGTTGAGCGCGTCGTGTCGAAGTGGCAAGACGATCACATGGAGAAGGTTTATGAACAGGCGCTCGCCGAGAAGTGGTCTGTTGAGAAATGCGATCTCGAAGGTCTGAAAACCAAGAACCAACTGACCTTCATGGGAGTCAATTCCCAAAGCAAAAAGTTTCTGCGTCAGTCAACCTACGGGGGCAAGCTGACGGAGAATGTCGTCCAAGGCATCAGTAGAGATGTGATGGCGGCGGCGTTGCTTCGACTCGATCGGACTGGCATCTACTCACCCATCCTGACGGTTCACGATGAGGTGATTGCAGAAGTCAAGCCCGGCGAGGGAAGCATCGAGGATTTTGAACACCAACTAACAATCTTGCCCGACTGGGCAAGCGGATTTCCGGTTGAGGCTGACGGCGGCTGGAGAGGACATAGGTATAGAAAATGAAACTTACTACCAATCAAATATGGACGATCATTGTGATTGTGGGGATCTGGGCGTTCGGAGAAACGGCCGTGGCTTTCAAGCGCGCCGGGATTACTGCACAGTCTCTCGATCTATTCTTTACGGACCTGACTCAAGGCGAGCTTTTCGCTGCGATTGGCGCTAGTTTGACGGGCGGCGCTGGGTTCTTTGTTGGCGGCCGGTATCAGAAGGCCAAGTTGGTTGAGGGGACAAAGTAATGAGCTACGGGCCGAAGACGCAGTTTAGTGATGACCTCCACGCGCAGAAGTATCGAGCGAAGGGAGAGACATTTACGGAATCCATGAACCGGGTTGCGGGTGCGCTCAAGGATAGCGAGGAGCATTTCCGAGACATTCAGGACACGCTTCGCAACATGCGGTTTCTACCCGGAGGCCGAGTTCAGGCAGCGATGGGGGCTATCAAAGACGTGAGCCCGATCAACTGCTTCATGTCCGGGGATATTTCCGATTCGTTCGTGGATGACGAAGGTAACATCATGCAGCGCGCTACCGAGGCGGCGGCAACGATGCGACTGGGTGGCGGTATCGGAACCAACTTCTCGACTCTGCGCCCTCGCGGCGATCTCATCACGAAACTCGATTCGCAATCTTGTGGCCCGATCGGGTTCATGGAGATTTTCGACGCGATCGGAAAGACGGTCGCGTCCAGCGGCCACCGACGCGGGGCGCAGATGGGCGTTGTGCGTGTCGATCATCCCGACATTGAGGAGTTCATTCACGCGAAGAATGACAACCACACGCTCACCGGGTTTAACATCTCCGTTCTAGTGACGAACGAGTTCATGCAGGCCGTCGAGGCCGACGCTGACTTTGACCTGAAGTTTAAGGGTCGAGTCTACAAGACGATTCGGGCACGCAATCTCTGGGAGATGATTATGCGCTCGACGTATGATTACGCAGAGCCGGGCGTCATCTTCATTGATACGATCCAGAGTGAGAACAACCTGCACTACTGCGAAACGATCACCGGGACGAACCCGTGTGGTGAGATTCCGCTGCCGCCGTTTGGTGCTTGCTTGCTGGGTTCCTTCAATCTGGTCAAGTATGTAGATCCGTCGAGGAACCAGTTCCTTACCGAGAAGCTGCAAGCAGATATTCCCGGGATCGTTCGGGCTCTGGATAACGTGATTGATCGAGCGCAGGTCTGGCCGTTGCCCCAGCAAGAGGCAGAGATGAAGTCCAAGCGACGAATCGGAATCGGCGTAACCGGCTTGGCCAACGCGCTAGAAGTGCTGGGTTGCGAGTATGGCTCGAAGAGCTTTGTGAGCGCGACTCGATTCATCATGCGTACTCTGCGGGATAGCTGCTACGAAGCGTCGATTGATCTGGCGATCGAGAAGGGATCTTTCCCGCTGTTCAATGCAGATGAGTTTCTGAAGAGCGAGTTCACGAAGCGACTGCCTGAAGAGATTCGAGAGCGGATCGCAAAGAACGGGATTCGTAACTCGCATTTGCTCGCCATCGCTCCGACCGGGACGATCAGCCTGTGTGCGGACAACGTATCTTCTGGCCTTGAGCCCGTATTCGCTCACCGATTCGATCGGACGATTCAGCATTTCGACGGGCCTGTCATCGAGACGGTCGAGGATTATGCTGTTCGAGAATGGGGCGTCGAGGGTAGGACGGCTAATGACCTGAGCCCTGATGAGCATCTGAACGCTTTGGCCGCCTGCGTGCCTTATGTAGATCAGGCGATCAGCAAGACGATCAACTGCCCCCGAGACATTTCGTGGGAAGCCTTCAAGGACGTGTATGTCCGGGGCTGGAAAGAGGGTGCAAAGGGTGTCACTACATTCCGAATTGGCGGAATGCGGGGCGCTCTCCTCGAAGAAACTGAGAAGAAAGACGAGCCCTCGGCAGCCTGTGAGCAGGATCCGAATACGGGACGTTGGGAGTGCAACTAATGTTGCTGTCTATTGAAGACGCTATTGACAAAGTAGAGGAGCATCTGGAGCAACTTCGAGAAGCATTGAGGATCCTATCACAGCCCGGCACGCTGGACGTGATTATGGAAGTCGCAAACCAATGGGCTGAAGACAAAAACAGCGCGTGGCTCACGATGAGAGCTGAGTGCGCTGAAAACGTAATCGAAGCCCTTTGGATCTTCATCGAAGCCCACGATCGAATTTTCAAAGAGAGTGGCGGAATGGCTAATCTCTGTGATATGATTGGTATTGACGTTCAATCCATTCGAGATTCGATTCGAGTTGAGATGATCGAGCCGCTGATGGAGGGCGGGCTGTACGACGTGAACGTGTTTAAGTTTAGGGAGATGGTAACTAAACTCGTCGAGCGCCTGCATTCATGTGGCAACTGAGAAAGCGTTAGAAAAATACGGCGCGTCTCAAGCAAAGCAAAGAGGCATCTTTGTCATCAAACTAGGTGTCTTGGGCGGTGGAGGCTGGCCCGATCACTCTTTTTTCAAAGGGGGTCGGGTCGCCTTTATCGAATATAAAGTAAGCGAATCCGCTAAGTTTCAACCCCTCCAGAAGTATTATCTCAAGCTATTATCAACGCTTGGTTTCCGAGTAGCCGTTTGCTGGACCAAGGATCAGGTGGATCAGTTTTTAGAAGGTTTCGACAATGAAATTCAAACCTCACGGTTATCAAGAGAATGTGCTGGGCAAGATGATGGAGCAGGGGAAGCTGGCTCTGCTTCTGGATCCGGGGATGGGCAAGACGGCGATCTGCCTTGAGGATTTCGTCCGCCGACGAGATGCTATGATTGCCAGCCGCGCGTTGGTGGTAGCTCCGCTGAGAGTTTGCCATTCGACGTGGCCGACCGAAGTAAAGAAGTGGTCCAACTTCTCGAACCTACGAGTGCAAGTGGCACACGGCAAAGGCAAGATTCTGGAGAGCGTCAACGCCGCAGATCTAGTCGTCATCAACCCGGAAGGACTCGATTGGCTTTTACAGAATGCAAAGCACCTGTTTGCTTTTGATGTAATCTATGTTGATGAATCGACCATGTTCAAAAACAGCCAATCTAAGCGGTCGAAAACGCTGTATAAGGTTGTCCATTCTATGAATGGCGGCATTCCGTTTCGTTTTATCCTGACGGGAACACCCGCCCCGAATGGCGTCGAAAACCTATTCGGCCAGTTCAAGGTTCTCGACCCCGACATTCTGGGATCCACCCTAGCTAAATTTCGCGGAGATCATTACTTCTACGCGCGCAGAATGTCTTTTGGGATTCTGTGGGAACCAACAAATGCTTCCGTGGAGTCAATCACGAAAGCGATCAGCCCCCATAGCGTTCGATTAGATGCAAACGATCATCTTGATCTACCGGGGATCCAGTATATCCGTAGGCCGATTCGTTTACCGCAAGAAGTGATGAGATTGTACCGGGAGCTGGATTCAGAGCTGATGATTGAGGTGAGTGGTGGGTTGGTCATGGCCGCGAATGCTGGCGTGGCTACCTCGAAATGCAGGCAGGTAGCTAACGGAGCTGTCTATCTGACAGAAAACGGTATGGCGGCGACCGAAGAAACTCGACGCATCGAGTGGGTTCACACTTGCAAGGTGGAAGACCTCTGTGACCTCTACGAAGAATTAGGCGGGAAACCACTACTGGTTGGGTTCGAGTTCAAACACGATCTTAGCCAGATAAAACTGGGGGTCAAAGAGCGATTCGGTTTTACTCCCCGATACATCGGCGAGACCACAAACGCCGAAGCGGACGCAGAGCTGATCGAAAAATGGAATCGACGCGAACTGCCAATGCTGATGATTAACCCAGCGGCAGCCTCGCATGGACTCAATCTTCAGGCCGGTGGGCATCACCTATATTGGTACTCGCAGATCTGGGATTTGGAGCTTTACCAGCAGTTTAATGCGCGATTGTGGAGGCAGGGGCAATCAGAGGGTGTCTTTGTCCACCACGCCGTCGCTGAAAAAACTGTAGACGAAAAAGCCTTTAAGGGCAGACTGAAAAAAGAGGGCACGCAAAGAAAGCTGCTGCTGGAATTGAAAGGAAACAAGTAATGGACTCGTGCCATAATGCCGGTATGAACAAGGTAATCATCCTGACGGGAGCGGCGGGGAGCGGCAAAGATACGGTCGCGCAGGCTCTGAAAAACCATTTCGAGAAAATGGAAGAGGCAAAGTTTTCTGCCGCTCTGAAGGATCTGGTCTGCGATATGTTTATTTGGGATCGGAATCGAATCGACTCCGACCTCGAATACAAGCAGGAGATCGCGCGATGGCCGGGCGGAGGTGCAGTAAGCAACACGTCCGCAGGGCCGAGAACGCGCAGGGAGCTGCTTCAGCTAGTCGGCACCGACATGGTTCGAGACATGATCGACAAGGACTTCTGGGTCAAGCGAACCTTGCTCCAGATGCGAATGGAGAGCCACCCGGATAGCCGGTGGGTGGTGTCTGATTGCCGATTTTGGAACGAGTACGAAGCCTTGAAACGATCCTTCAATGAATGTTTTGTGCTTCGCCTGCATCGGATGGGGCATACGATTGAGGAGTCTTCCCACCCATCAGAACAGGAATGGAAGGAGATCCCGGCCGACGCTGAGATCGAAGTCTGGAGCGGAGATATTAGCAGGCTCACCGAAGGTTCCATTTCTTTGGTCAAATATTTTCTGGAGGATGAATGAGGTTCCTTCTCATCATGCTACTCGCGACCGGCTGTCATTCATTCAAGATGGCCGAAAAACAGATCAAGACGTATCTGAAACACGTCGATGAGAACTACGATTGCATTGGAGTTGAGATCGTCGATGACGCCGCCATCTGCATTGATGATGTTGCGGTGACTATCACGGTGACTTTCTGACAACTACTGCGCGGAGACCGCCTGCTGCGCCAGTCCCGGACGCTCGTCACGGCGGAGCCGGTTAGGGCGAGGTAGAGGTAAGGCCCGCCAACAGGGGATACTGGTCTGGTGACGCAGACCGGAGACCCCAAATGCAAAAAGGCGGGGGGATCTCACGATCCCCCCGCCTACGCAGCACGGCAAACCCCCGAAAGCCGTACTAAATGAAGTATCTCAGATCAGAGTTATTTCACGCCCACGAAAAACAACCCCTCTCTGAAATACTTATCTGAATCTCCAAGCCTTCCAGCCGAATGCTCGAAGGACGTAGTAGCGCACCCACGATCGGAAAATGCCGATCGCAGTCATCATTTTTCCATCGAGTGATTCTTTGATCTCTCGTATGCAGTCTTTCCTATAGGCAATGTCAGCCGCTCGCCGATGGGCCTCGCTAAGATCGAACCGCCGTCCGAGCTGGTATCTCCAGTCGTGAAGGTTAGCTGGCAAATCAATATAGCCGTAGCAGGGGGACGTAATACCGATTCGGATACCCATGATGTGATCGGTGGAACATGAGGAGCCATCCGGCCCTTCCCATCCCTGCGCCAGTTCGGACGCCCATTGCTCTTTCGTGGGGATCTGCATGAACTCTTCGATCTGCATTTAGTCCTCCACAATCTCGAAATGAACGTAGTCTCTAAAAGACTCGTCAGACATTCTGCCGTCTCGATCCCAATCACCGCCCCACCGCAGCTCGATCCCACGCTGGCTGGCGAGCGTAAACATGACGCCAGCCAAAAGAACGAATCGTTCTGTATCAGCCCAGTCGATCGGATATGGAGCCAGATCAACGGCTTTACTGGGGAGCTGATTATGCTTGGAGTCGGGCCATCTCAAATGAGAGTGCCCATCTGCGAACATTTTCTCCTGTTTGACATAATCCCGATGACCCTCGATAACTGAGAAATCCATAACCTCGATGGCCTTCATCACGATCTCCTGTAGCCGTATATCGACTAGGGAGAGCTTTTCCAGACTTCTAGGGCTTAGGCTGGCCACCAGACCGACCTCCTTCGTGGAATCTACTCAAACGATCTGTGCGCTCGTTTAGAGACTGAATCTGAGTTTCAAACCGAACCTGCACCTCTCGACCCTGCTGAAGATCATCAGAGGCGTTCTCAAGAAGAGTCACAATGCGGTCTAAGCTCTTATCAATGTTCTCAAAAGTCTTTGCGAACATTCGGTCCTGCTCCTCCAGCCGGGTGATTCGACTTTCCACCCGGACAGCTCCAATACACATCATCACGAGACCGGCTATAACGATTCGCAGAAACCACGAAGGAGCATTAGCCAGAGCGGTCTTGGCCTCTTCTTGAGGGCTGTCCATTTTGTATCTCCTTACGGTGTTCTGTTTGTGTTCGCGGTCCACTCAATGATATGACGTTGCCGACCCCACGATTGGTTTGAATTAGAATCCTCCATGCCGATCCAGACTTCGATCCAATATTTCTGCCCACTCGTAATAGATAGTCCATTACCAGCGTTAGTGGCTTCAGTATCCAGCAAATTCATTAGGTTTACGCCACTAATTGATGTGGACGCTGTGGTCCCAGCGTATCCGGCGGAGACACGAAAGCCAACTTCATCGGCAGCTTCGGCTGTGTAGTCGTCTACAGATACCCCGCCGGGATTTGTATAGCCATAGATTTCAACAGCTTCCGGGTATCTAAGGGCTGGGGTCGTCGGCATCCAGCCTTCTTTCCACCTAGCCCAAGCGGTCTGTTGTCTCTGTTGCTCAGTCGCGCCAGTTGAATTATCTTGCAACAAATGAAATCGCAAAATTGGCTTCCAATTAGCATTTGCAACCGTTGTGTCTGTATTTACATTCACGAAATTAGATGCAGCATTTTGAGGGTCAAAGTGCGTAAAACTAAGATTGTAACCTACGCCTTCAGTATACGCTGGGAAGTTAATTCCTGTGAAATATCCGGGCGCGTTCACGGCGCTTACTTCCGGCTCATTCACTCCCCATATTTTCATTTCGCCAATGCCCGTTGAACTCATTTTCTTAGGAACCATCGGCAAATCTTTACGGTTAATTGATGCGGCGGTTGCCAACACATCGCCAGCATTGTTCAAATCCAGTAGACTAGCGGCAGAAGTCGTTTGATGACGATAAGTCCTATCAGAAAGCGTACCTAGTTGCCCAACCTCATCATAGAGGATGTGATCTGTCGGAAGGATGAACACTTCCGAATCGTGGTTTAGAATCTGAATGCCGGTATCCAAGAGCCCTCGATATATGTTAGAAAGGCAAATGTAAGTCGTTTCCCTTAGCCAAGAATTTACGACGGGGAAGGTACTATTCAAAACATAAGTGTTCGTATTAGCCGTAATATACCGAGTCCAACCTTGCGGATACCCCGGCCCCAGAATGGACTCACCGACCCCGAGCGGCACAATCATCGCATTTTCAAAGGCAATAATTTCGTCGAAACGGGTATCTCCGTTAGCCCAAGCTGGCCTTATCAAAGCCAGTCCGTAACCGAATTCCTTAATTTGGCTCAGAGTTTGCAATGCCGTGTCAACAGTAAGGCCCGTAAACTGGCTATCAGGTCCGGTATAGAACCTGATGTTTATATCGCCCAAAAGATCCCCATCCCTTCGGTCGATGGTGTCCTTTATGACCTGAAGATACGGAAAATATCCGTAGACTGCATCTCCGGTAGTTTCGTTGTTGTAAGAAGGAGAAAATTCGGCGTTTCCAAAAAAGTCTACCGGGTCTGTGTTGCCGCCTCTACCGACACCGTAGGGGCCAGAAGATACAAGATCGGTGTTGTTATGATGCGGCTGATCGAGTAGTTGTTCAAATAGTATATCTACGGGGAACTGCCCGGGAATCGTCGTCGATGAATCAAATGTGGGGTATGAAAAGCTACCGTCTGGGTGGTCGTAGAACAACATAGATGAGTTTGCGACCAACCTACCATGAAGGACTGGCGGCCTTTGGACGGAAGTTGGTACATACTGACCTGTGACCGAATTCAGTTCATATGGCCTAACGCTAGTTACCTCATTGTTAGCCGCAGGAACGATATGCCAAGTAGTATCGCTGGATGCCTCCAGCGTAGTCTGGTCGGAAAACAGCTTATGGAAGAAATAGGGCAAACCGCTAACAATAATGTCAGTAGCATTTACAATGGGCGGTTCGCGGTCAACTGGAGGGTTGATCGGGTTCGGCGCAGCAGAATCTACTGTGACTGCCGTGCCACCGACGTAGATAGTATCCCCGAACGTCGGTTCGTCAAAAACATCTCGAATCCCCCGAAGAAATACATTGCCCGTATTATCCGAAGGTAGTCCGACTTCCAAAACCCGTAAAAAGAAATCGTACAAGCCGAAATCCGGATAGTTTACCTTTACAAGATCGCCCGGCCGAATTGAACTAAATCTCCTCGATACTTCTAGGTTTATGGAAGTGATTGGATATGAGTGTGTTCGTAAAAGTCTCTGAGCAACTACACTTGCGGTATTGGGGTGACGAACGCCTTGTAGATCATAAGTCTTAACGATTCGTTTGCCATTCTGAATGGACAAATTCCCCATGTCATGTGCAGTAGCAACGGTCTCCTTAAAATCCTGAGTTCGGTTCAAATACTTCAACTGCAACACGTTGAAAGTTTCAGCCCAACTCTGGCGGTCTGCTGTCTTTACATTGATAACTGCCGATTGAGTTAGCTCAGGGATCTTTTCATATTTCTCAATCGTAGCATTTACAGCAGTACCTAAAATGTTCGGAACAGAGCTTATATCTTCGCCGTCGAGTCCGGTCAAAGTTATAGTCGAAGTTGAGACATTTTTCGTAACTACCTTACCAAAAGCTGAAGCAGAATTTGTAACATTTGTTACTCGGACCCATTCATCTACTTCAACAGCGGCGGTAAGCGTAGCGGAAACGACATTGATTGCATTCACTCCCGCTGTAATATTGGCAGAGTCAGAAATCTGACTTTCAACAATTACACTCCCCTGATAGTCAAATTTAGCCAAATCTTCTGTCCGGTAGGTTCTCCGAAGCAGACTCAACTTGAACTTGCCGTTTTCGTCTTGGAAAAGCACACCGTTGATTTGCTGAGTGATAAGGTCGATGATAGATTTGGCTTGTTTAGGGGTGTCAACAGACATGCTGAAACCGTTGTTTTCTGAGTATAGTTGTCTCGCAACATCAATGAAAGAGTCAACATCAATAAAAGATGTGTCAACACCCAATCCCCAATTCGTATCAGTAAGGATCTCATAGATTACATGAGCCGGATTGGCGTCGGCTTGACCATTTACGGAATCGACATTTAGCTGGCTAAAAGCACTTGTTAGGGAGGTGGGGTAGCGGCTAAGATAGATCTTGAACTGAGGGATATTTGCTCTTTCTCCCAGCTTGCCGCCCTGCCAGACCATGTGGCAAATATTAGTCTGTTTAGGGATAAGAAGTCTCTTATCTACCGGACCATCTCCAAGGTCTACTGTTTGGCCCTCAAATTTAGAACGCAGATAGCTACTCGCGCCTTGTGTTTCGGTGCCAAAGAAAAAGGTCATTTCGCCGCCAATACCCCCTCCGGTTTTCTGACCTCCAAAAAAGGCGTCATCTCTGACATACCAAGTGTAACTATCAGAGTAACCAACAGATCGAGATAGGCCATTATCAGGAGCCCGGTTCCCAGCCAAGGTTTGTCCGGCTTTCATTACAAACCCATCGTCAACTTGTACGGCGTTAATCGAATCTACTGGCCCCCAACAAAGAGCTAAGTCGAACCCAAAAGAGTATTCGTAGGCTACAGTTTTACCGCCAGTATCTAGCTCTTGCGCTTTGAAATCCCCATACCACGTTATGTTCTGACCGTCAATCCGGCTAGTGCCCCAAAGCACGGGGATGTATCGACTTTCTAGGTTTGTGGGGAAATTAAAGTCCCCCAGACCAGCGGGCTTGGGTTCCTCAATATCCATTTTTGGGGCGATCAAAGAGGTTGTGATCGACAAAGCAACGGACAGAAGAGTGAGAACAATGAGGGCTGTAAAACCGAAATCGGCAACGTAGTAATCGCTTCGGAGACTAGAATCTGGCCCGAAGAAAAAACAACTAAAAATCAAAGACAGGAGAGTTATGTTCTTCACGATTAGCCCTCCGTGCTACGCAGGCGATTGTCAATCGCAAATGGGTTGAGGGTGGGAATAAAGGTAAATCCACCGTAGTTTTCTGTGTTCGCGAAACGGGTATGGCATTTATGGACGGAATGGTCACAGCCAGCGGATACTGACACAGCTTGACCGACCGAAACGTCATCAATCGGAACCATCAAATCAACCTGATAGGAATTGATATTTGCGTCAGGTTGAGTTAGCCTGATAAGCATTCTCTGATCTCCGCTAACGCCGGTGGTAAGGGTTCCGCCATTAAAAAAAGCCACATCTGTAGCTATTTCAGCGGCTGCAAGGCCAGAATCAGTTAGGGTCAGACTTACACCATCAGAGCTTACTGAACTGATTGAGAAATCAAAAGTGAAATCGGTAGCCGAAACTTTACAGGAACTGTCATACAAAACGTGATTGCACATCCAAGAAAAAGTTTTGGTAGGGATTTGACCCGAGGTTTTAGCCGGTAGCGCGCTAATGGTAACAGTTGCTTCTTGTTCTTTGAATTTTACACCCGAGACAGACCCCGCGATAAATGGAAAAACCTCCTGAGCGGTGTCGCTAAGGTGGAGTCTGTAGATTTGAATCAGATCTGGGGAAGGTGGAACGCCTCGGAGATACCGAGTAACGAATTCATTATTGAAAGGAAACTTAATAGTCAGACTGCCCGAAGTCTCTTTATCGTTGACCGTAGGGGCCGTGCGTGTGATCGGGATGGGTTTATATACGTCTCCAGCATAAGTATACTCGACCGAGGACGACGTATAGAAAAAAGATTCCGATCCCGTAATCTTGTAAAGCTCAATCGGTGCTGCGGATTCGGTAGACTGTTCCTGTTCCTTAAAAGACATTTGGGGGTTATCCTGTTTATTGTTTAACCGTTTGCAGATTCAGGTTACAAGTAACGGAGTCGTTTCCGTAATACTGCAATGTAACCCGATCGGAAGCCAAACGGACATGAAGCAAAAGTTCAACTGATACCAAATCGGTAACGTCGGCTATGGAAAGGGATTGGGTATAGTTAAGAGTAATCGTATCGTTTTGGTTCACGGTGGTCCCAACAATTTCGTGCTGGGTCTTACTCCCGTCCGGCCAAGTAGCTTCAAAAGCAGAATACCCATCGAGAAAAGGTGCCAAAAAACCCATCGAAATCCCATCAATCACCATTGTTTTTGTAGTATCGTTGTGAGAGAGTGGGAATATGTTATTGAACCCGCTGGAAATCCAGAACGATCTCTGCCTTCCTTGCGTCCAGAATATAAACTTACGCAAAGCAAGAACACTATCATAGTCGAAAGAATAGTCAAACTTTCTTGGGATTACGAGGGTCGAAGACTGCCTTCTGTGGAATGAATCTCGATTTCCGATTTTCTTATCAAAGACGATCGCGCCTGAATTTGCCTCGATCTGCAATGTGGATGTAATCAGGTTGCCCTCCCTCAAAAGTGGTCTTGTGGTATCGAAACTGGGAGTTTCAGGAGCGAGATCAACATACAGCGTAGAAGTATCAAGTTCGTTACCCGGGTAGTCTGGAATACTGCCTACCCACACCGCTTCATATCCTAGAGTTTCGTTAGGATAGACGTTAATAGAAGGGTTCTCATCAAGCATAAATGTCGCTGCGGGGATAATGGATGTTCCGCTAAAGTTAATGTTAGCTCCAGAAGAATCGGTCTGAGATACATAAAGCTCAAACGCAGAATAATCAGCATCGAGAGTCAATGCCGTGCTGCTCAAAGTGCCAGCCGAATTTATAAGATATAGTCGATCCCCCGTAACTAGAGAAGCGATAGCAGGGTCTCGATCAGCTTCAGCAATGATTAGTGCCTGCCCTTGAGAGGTAGCAACAGTAGAAGAAACTTGGTTTTCTCGATGCCATAATAGAACTTTTGCTTGATAAGAAGGCAACCCAATCATTCGAGATTGCAACAGATTCTTTGAAGACTGATCCGATTCAGGAAGCAGGTACTCATAAGTTATGGTAGCTCTAGGGTTGGGCCGGATTCGGGTTCTTTGTTCAGTCCCATCCCACGCCTCTGAAACATCGGTTATGAATTCCAATCTTTCAGTCATTTCAGATTGCGGAAACTCAACAATCTCTATCGACCTAGAGATTTCTAGTTCTAGTTTCTTATCAGAAAACGTCAAAGTAGCTTTTGAATCTGATCGTCTGCCAGATCCCAAGAAAATCAACGTGAGTGTTTTAGCGGTGTGTGGGGGGATAGAAAGCGGGTTTGCTGCTAATTCAGCCGAAGTGTAAAGGCTGGCCTGATTTATCCAACTGATTGCAAAGGTGTTATCTTCCAGATCTACACCTAGTGCGCCCGAGATAGGAGAATCTGAAGCGTTGTATACATCCACAACGTAACTCAGCCCTTCGGAAATTTGGCCCACATAGTCAACATAGGGCTTATCAATGAAATAAGCGTTCTGGAAATATAACTGGCTGAAAGTTGACACGCTTATCCCTTCCTATAGAAGTAAGCCGCCCATCCAGAAGAACTCTCAGTAGGGATGGTTGGCCTTTGTTTTCCGGTGGAAAGCGCCGAGGCGCGGGAAGTTACGGGACGCCCTACATAGCTTTTTGAACCCACTATGGCCTCTGGCAGAACCTGTGCATTTAGCGTACCCCTCCACACTCCGGGGAATTGCCCAATGAGTGTATATGCACCCTTAGTGTATCCGTAAATTGAGTTTCTTTGAAGTCTATTTTGACCTACGGTAATGTAGTCTACTTCAATGATCTCCCTAACACTCGGCGAAAAGCTATGGGTGATAAAATCAAATCGAAGATGTGTGATATTTCCGGTCCATCCAGCATTGCTACTAGGGTCAATACTAACAGTCACCCACTCACCATCACGAAAGCCACTAGGTTCACTAAAGGTCTCTGAGTAAGCGCCAAAGGGGTAAGTTCCGGAAGTCCAAGTAGAGTCATTATTGAAATAGAAAACTCCTTGCCACACACTAGCGGGAGTGGATTCTCTTCTCAACCTAAAACGGATCTCAACTGTGTCATAAACAGCACCGACGACCGGAAAGGTCATCCATCGCGTATTGGTATCCCCAAACTCTAATCTAGGATCGTTCCCGGTTCCGCTCAATACAAGAAGACCATCCTCTAACGTCGTAGTGCAGTCCCGCGCAAAAAATAACGGATCTGAATCCAATTCAGGTGCGTATGCTTGAGGCTCGCTGGTCCCTGTTCTTGTGTGGACTATTTCGGGCCTCGGCAATCCATATAAAATAGCTTCGGTTGGCACAAAAGGATTGATGTAGTATGAGGTCTGGCTTAGCTGCAAACCTAAAGGCCCTGCTACGGGGCCGGACCTAAGCGGATAGATGGTTCGGCCACGGCCTCCGCGCATACCGTGTGAATGACCGCCGGAAAAATGATTCAAACCGGCCTGAATGGAGTATGTTTGGGACACTAGATTCTTAGTAGTTGAGGCGGTCGGTCCATAGCTATTATCGTGAGAGGCTCCGGTTGGGCCATACGAATTCCTACCGCCGTTCACTTCTTTGAAGCTATCAGTTCCATCGTTTGTAATCGGGGCAATCAGGATCGAAGGGTTCTTCCAACACTCTCCAGCGTCTTGATAAGAGAAGGGATATTGGTAAGTATCCGTGCCATTTTCGTCCGTATGAGGCCCTGTCGTTCCGAGAAACATTCCGGCCGGACTATCGCCTGAATTCAAACACGGTGCATTTCCGGAAACTCGCCCCATCCACCAATGGTGCTTCCTCGAAGATCCTACGTTATTTAGAACAATGTGGAAATGCTCATCGCCGAGCTGCGAACTGCCAAAAAACTCATACTCGACACCTAAATCAAATCGTAGTCTACCCATCCGGGGAAACCAACCCTTCGCTACATCAGCTTTGGGTACGACTCCACCCCACAGATTTGCAGAGAATTCATTGAACAGGGTATTACCATAATCAATAGCCGCATACGGAGAAAGACTTGACCTAGCATAATCGCCTGTATAGGGCGAGGGTAGACTAAAATTGCCCGGATCTGATGTATCTGTTGCGCCAGATGACCTGTTGATGGAGCCCACATACTTGGCCGTAAACGTGTGGGAGGCATTTGCGGAGCTGTTATTTAGTGCAGTTATTTCGAGGATATGCCTTGTTTGTGGAGTCTGCTTGAAAACTAAAGTGCTGCCAACCGATAGGCTACCGAGCGGACCCGGAGCCGAAGCGTTGCTCGCGGTTCCTGTATATGTCGAGACACCATTGACAACAGAAACAGTTGCGCTTAGAGTGCCAGCTAGATCAAGTAGGAAGGAGGCTTCATTAGCTCCGAAGAATCCGGCATAGTTAGGACCGGACGATCCGCTTAGTTCATTCAGAACCTGACCGACGATTACTGTTTCATTCGCTGCGCCGTGCATCTCCAAACCATTTACAAAATCGAAGACATAAGCCGCCTTGGTGTCTTTGTGCCTGAAAATAACCGTGCCGCTACTTGAGCTAAAGGGACTCTTACCAAAAGCATTAAAAAGAGGATCGTCAAATGTACCAAGGACTCGCACGGCAAAGGCCCTAATAGACCTTTTGAAGTCATCAATATCGGTCGCGGTGCCGCTAGAATACGCCATGTCTACTCCATTGGATCCATAGCAAAAAACAAGTTGCCGGAGTTGTACAATGAGTCTCCGCGAATTTGAAATACTTCAGTAGGCCAAGTGCTACGAGCGCCGATCACCATGTAGTATCTTTTCCCACCTATAGTAAACTCAGAACCTGACTCATAATAAGTTTTACCCGTGTTGGCTGTAAACTCAATCTCCGGACCCCAATACAACCCCGGCATAACCCCTATGTTCTCGTAAATATCCGTATCGGCAAAAAAAGATGTAGGTTGATTATACTCCGTCCCGCCAGCCGATGTGCCATCTTGGAAAGTCCAAGTATGGTGATCTCCAGAAAGTTGAGTTAGTGTAAACGGCTCTAGGTTCGGTATGCCGCCCGGGTTAGCCAGCCATAAGCCCATACCCATAGCCGGAGAATTATACCCAACAATCGGATCCCAACCTACAGACTCCCTACCCGTCTCAAAACGAGTAGCAAAACAACGAGTAGCATCATTTTTGCTCCCGATAGATATGGCAGATGTGTTGCCGGTGGGGTTGACCGTCTGAATAATTGGCATAACTCCATTGCTTGATAAGGGCATTTTTACATATCTCGGTTGATTCCAAGTACCCGTGGCCGTAGCCTCAATTTGAAACTCGTGAGAAAGAATGAATGGCATTATTGCCGAATACTGACCGTTAGTCTGCATAACCGCTCGGTATGGAGCAGGCCCCCAAATATCACAATCCGGTTGATCCAGACGCCCGGCCGAAGCCCTCCACCAAGAACGAGACCCATCCACAGTTAGACCTACGCCCGGATCCAGTTTGCCGACCGCGCCAAAAAAAGCCATGGGGTGCGGGTAGTCTTCTACGGTCTCGAATGAGTCAAACTTGCCAAAAAAGTAAACCTCATCTTGAATGGAGCGAGCAGAATCAACCACTCCGGTTAGGGGCGCTGCCACTCTCGCTAAGATTCTAATATACCCATTTCCCCTAATCATCCTGAAATGATTAGGGACAAAATTTGCGGTATTGTTCGTGGCGCTTGAAGCATAACCCGCTGAGAATTGTGTGAAGATATTATTAGTGGATGTGTTGAATAGATCTGTGTTCCAAAAAGACCCGAGGGCATTACTAATCCTATGGTCAATAGTGGCTACTGGAATAGCGAGCGAGTCCTGATTCCAATGGGCAAACCCCAAACCCTGCATGTCATAATCACTAAGGGGCTGAGAGCTGCTTGTATTCTCTTTTCTACCCGTATCGTGGTACAGCACAGAAAAACAGGCATTGTGTAACGTGGCATTGTTTCGCGAAGGCGAGCTTAACTCGGCCCAGTTTAGGGATTCGGTATAAGTCGGTTGTTTTACGCGAAAGAGACACACATCTGTCTGTCCGGTTGCTGGAAACTGGCCGCTTATCATGTTAATACAAATACAGAATTGAAACTTACCGTTTAGGTAAAAATCAGTCGGTGTATCATATGACGCGGCCGAACCTCCGCCGGATGGTGTTAAGGTAAGTGGGGTTGTGCCTTGAAGTATGTTGAATGAACTTGCATTAAAAACAATAACATAAACACCTACCGCAGAAGACCGCTGCGTATCTGATTTATTTTGAAACAGTTGAGCCGTATACGCTGAATACGGGGAACTGTTACTTACTGGACTTTTTGTCAGATCAGCAGCTCTAATTGAAGTATCAAGAAAGTTAATCACAGCGTGCGACTGGCTGGTTATAAAAAATTGAGTCGCGTGGTACTCAACTATCGGGGCACCTAATAGGAATTGACAAATGTTGGAATGGAGCGCACCCGGACCAGAAATCCTTGGTCCAAAAAAATTTGGTGATGAATACCCAACCGCTTGGCTATTTGCAATAGGACTTGCAAAAAACCTACTGGGGACCGTTACTTCAACTACATCTTCCATACCAATCCTCTCACCCTAACGATCTTATAATCTCAGGATTACGCTGGATTACGTTAAGGATAATGCCTTCTGCCTCTTCCGATCCGAGGGCATTAAGAGTGTTATCCATAGAGTCAACATTAACGATCGTAACCTGCGGCGGCTGTTGAGCCATCATGTTCATCTCGCGATTACTCTTCAGCGACCCACTTTGCGGCGGCACAAAAAGCTCAGGCCCCCGCTCGCCAACCATATATGGCATACCCGCCCTCATCGGCCGCCCGGCCGCGCCCGACGACCCGGGGTAGGTAAGTTTGGGGACAGAAATCGCAGCTTGAGCAGAACTCTGAAGCATCGAAGAGGTAGTCGTACTGAGAGTAGAAGTAGCTGTGTTTGCAGCCTCGGCCGGAACCGCTCCACCCAGCCCCATCATTGCCAGAATGCCGCCTCCGCCCATCGCTTTGATTGCCGTAACGATTGCCAGCATAGCGGTGAGCTGTACGATCATTTGGGTAATCATCTGGACAAAAGATGTGGCCACTTGTTTGAAGTCTGCCTTAGCGCCTGTCGCGAGCAGGCCAAGCTGGCGCGACAATCCGCCAATCGCAGCCGAGGTGATTTGCTGGATATTACCGGCTAGGTTCATAGACTGGAGAGCAACTTGGCCAAAGCCTTGGGCCATCGCAGTTGTAACGCCGGTTCCGGCTTCTCCGAGAGTGAGAGTGCTATCTAGGAGACCTTGATTCAGGTCGAAGAGTGCCTGTTTATTTTCGATCTCATCCAGCTCGTTCTGGTGCTGAAGCTCACGAAATTTAAGGGCTTTCTCCCACATTTCTCTCAGAGCGGGATTATCTGCATCCTGCTGCATCAGGGATTGCAGAGGTCCGCGAACCTCTCGCCCGAACGTATCCTCTGCTCGCATTGCCGCAATCGGGCCAAAATCGCCAGCGGCTTGGTATCCGGCAAGGGTTTCTTGCTCTGCTTTCCAGACTCTCAAAGCATCTACATATGCCAGCACGTCCTGTGAGCTTTGCCAAGCAACCTTACCGGCCTTCGCAAGCTGGTCATTGAACTTGGCCTGAATCTGCTCCATCGGCCCAAGCGACTTGCTAATATCGTCGTACAGCTCTTGACGATCGCGTTCAGCCTGCGCAGCATCAATAGCCGATTTGGTGGCATCCTCGTTGGCCGTCTTGATTCGCTCTTGGATTTCTGCTAGAGCATTAAGAGGAATGCCTACCTCTTCTAGTACGATCATAAGTCTCTTGTAGGCTTCCGAGTTTTCGTCGATCGTACCTTCCTGAGCATTGACAAGCGGAATAAGTTGAGCTATACCGTTCGCCAACTCCTTATACATCCGACTAAAAGACTCTTGCAGTTGCGGGTTGTCAATACCC